GTCGTGAATAAAAGTCCGACCTAGAAATAGGTTCGCGGTACTTTACAACGATCAACCCAATTAATATATACCTTTTTGAAGAACTTGTCTCCTCGAGATATATACCTCTCGGGTTTGGACAACGAGAGATCTTTAAATGGATCTATAGTAGGAACGATAGTTTCACCACTATGGATCTTGTGTGTTATGTAAGACATAACGGTCTCTATTCAACCTTGGTTATAGAACCCAAAGTGGATTAGAGGCCCATCGAAGATCAAACGTCGTACTGGTCTATCCTCTTCTTGAGATTGAATCTTACTTAAAAGATCTTCTCTCAAAGTAAAGAATAGCTTAGACTCTGAACAATCGTAAAGATCATTCATTGACTCAGATTTCTCACTATCGTAGTTCCGAATCAAGTCGCACGAATAGTTCATACTTTCAGCTAAGAAAGTATGGAACCCTCGTACTTCAAAGATATTCATCATTTTATTAAATGCTGAAATATCCTTTGATCAAGACTCATAATTGGAATTATGAATTTCTTCATCTATTGCTGAGATTAACAAATCTACAGCAACTGAAGTTAGCGAGTTATTTAACCGAATTTTCGGTGATAAACCAGCTTCAGAGGGAACAAGTCCAAAAGGACCCTTAATGGCTCATGTAAATGACTTTCAGGTACTGTCCCTGTAGTAAGGGATATGTGCCATCATTTCATCTACAATCTGCTCATTAAGAACAAGACCTTTATTATAAGCATCTCTTAATACGGAAATTAATCCGGTTGGAGATCTTAATAATATTAATAGGTTCTTTGGTCCAATTGGCGTTAACTCACACTCTTCCGATACAAGTCTCTTGGCGTACTCAAAATGAGTGGCCGAAATTAAGGACTTAGAGAGATTAATCTCTACTCCTAAAATTTCCGTCATGATATGATGATAAGACTGAGCAACTGCATTGTTAGCAATTACTATGTCATCACCAAGTAAAGCATAATGAGTGAAATTCTTCAATCCCACTCTATATGCTGCTATTTGAACGATAACATGATGTGTTAACGCCAGCATAGCTCATGAACTAAGAGCTCCCATCGGTTGACCTACTGAATAACGCAACGGTGTATAAAGACCATTGTCTTTAAAGTACCAATCACGTTCAGACAGTAGGGTTTTCCACAGATTTCCTATTTTTAGATTTCCAAACAAAAGTTTCAACACTTGAGCTTGTAAATCAATAGGTAGACGATCTGTGGCCGCAGAAAGGTCATAAGAATAAAACAACTGGGATTCTAATTTTCCCGATTGCTTTAATTCAAATAACCTCTTAAGCGGAGCCCCTTGATCAAAAGTTCCATCCATAGGTAAACTTTTAAGTAAACCAAAGATGAAATCATGTAAAGGAGCTAAAACGGCCTGAGTAATACTATCAGTTATAGCAAAGACTCTAATTTTACCAGCTGCCTCCTCTTTCTCGCTTAATCTTCCAAGGAATCTATTTTCTACAATAGAGTGGAGAGATTTAACTCTTTCCAACTCAGGTAGTAATGATCCTAAGAAGCGCGAACCTTTATCTCCAAACAATTGGATGTAATCCAATAAAGTAGGGAGTAAAGGTGATTCTGATCAGGTTTTGATGTCCAATCAAATACCTCTTCAAGAAACAGAATGAGAAGGACCAGCTGTCATCAGGAAAAGTCATTTGATCTCTTTAAGATCCGAAAGATCTTTTCGAGGACCAAATAACAAACGAAGCGCCTGGGACACCTCATAATCATTTAGTGTTGTGCTGATTCCTTTAAAAGGATCAACAATACTACCTAATTTTAAGGTTCCAGGGCACTTGATAATCCTGAAGATAGCTAAAGCTGTTAAGACTGCTCGTATAACAACTGGGTTACCTTTTCGTATTTCACTACGTCAAGGACCAGGAATTATACGGGGTAGACCACCCGTCAGGTCCAATGGAAAATCATTTGTTGATTCAACCTTGTAACCTGACACATACTTTTGAGTTAAAAGATAAGATTCTTTCAAATATTTAACTAAGAATGTACTACCATTCTTATTTCATAAATG